CGGGTAATGTTAACTTAAGATACAACCCCTGTCTGGAAATAAGGGGGCAAGAACAGCTGGATCTGCTGCCCTATCTGTGAGGTATAACCCGTAAAAACTTTTAATTTGATCCGGGCATAAACAGGTACATCACTGGAACGCGAGAACTTGATTACATGGGGATTGCCGTATTTATCCGGAACCATAACGGATGTTGTACCGTGAGTGGCTGTCCCCTGACCTTTATTCCCTCTGATAGCCTGAGCAATATCCGTCACATCACCGCCATCCACAATTACAGCAACAGAGTGTGGTGGTAACCCGTTACCGTCCTCCGAACCAGTATCGTTTTCATAGAGTTTGTGGCGGGTTACACCGGTAACATTAGAAACAGCACCATCCAGTGCTTCAAATGGGGTTATTGATGGCAACGCAACACTTTGCGACTGACGGATACGTAACTCCGCGTCAGTTTCTGCCGGAGTGCCCACAGTAGCCGCAGCAGGATTAGTTACCGAAACCCAGCCACGGGTTGGCGTATTAATTTCAGTGATAGTTCCAGCCAGCGCCGCCACTGCACCACTGACGGAACATGTTGCGGTCGCCATCACTGTACCATCCACGCCGACCACTACTGAAGCAGGCAAACGCCATATCACATTATTACTGTCTTTCACGCTGCCATTAATGATGGTTGTTCCGGCAGTTCCTGTAAGAAGCAAATCAACCGTAGAGTTCGTCGCGCCTTTACGTGAAATACCATTTATTTTCACGTTACTGGTCAGTGCAGCCCCATAGCCGGTTGCCGGTGAAAAACAGTTGTAGACAGTTATCGCCATATTATTGGCATCATGAATCGCCAGCGCCATCAGAGCCACCATCTGGCCGTCTTTGCTGTCCGGTTCGAGGTAGGCATCACTGCCATAAATCTGCTGAAAATAGCTAATCAGGGTGCTGAGTATCGTCTGATAATCAGGCGCACTGATCCCCTCCGCGGTTACCTTTGCAGATAAACCGAGAGAATCAAGGTTCAGAGCCATTACGCCTCCGATGTAACAGTCGTTATTCCATAAAGAGTGTCGATTTCAGCGGAAAACATGACACGTCGGGTCGTGGTATCCACCGTCGTATTGAAAGAGAGGATTGATTTAACGCCCCGCGTTTCGAGGATGCGCTTACGGATCGCCAGGTTGTAGGTTTCCGGCTTCTGCTTACCGAGTACGGACTGGATCCACGGAGTCCCCTCGGTGGTGTCGAGAAACCATTGCCCATACCACAATTCGAATCGCGTTTTTACCGCCTGCGCCACGGCCTCCGGTGAGTTAATCAGCCAGGTATCATCGCCGCTGCCAAAGGTGTAATCACAGTCGGCGTCTTCGCGTCTGTATCGCATCAGTTCACCCCGTCTGTGTTGCTTCCGCCTCGCTGAACCCCGCCGTGCGTGTGCGTATCATCAATTGACTTGCCGTTAGCCTTAACGCTCCCCAAGAACTCAACAGCACCAGTGATTTTTGAAGCCACACCAGAAACAACAGACCCCACCATGCCCCCCATCCAGGTTAACAGGCCATGAATGGTTACTTTCTCAGAAAAATCAGCCAGAGGGGCAACCACATCAAGACCACCCGGAGCGACAATTTTAATTTTCCTGGTGTCAGGATTAAGCTCAAAATAGGTGCTGCCGTCGTCACTACGCAACTGTGTGGCACTGGTATTAATACCGCTAATCTTCCTCGCCTGCGACTGGGGACCGACAATACAAAACGCATCCGATAAATCATGCATTCTGTCATCGACCGGCTCCTGTATCCCGCCACTCTGCCACCAGAAATCAATACAACGATCGGCAAAAACGACAAGACACTCATCCCCGGCTTTTACCGGAAAAGTCAACGTGCAGCCTCCGCCGCGCGGGAATACCACTGGCACATCCACCAGCAGGGGTAATGTCGTCGACTGGTTGATTCCATTTGAGTCCGGCTCATAGCCTTTAATCGCAGGTTGAACAACTACCGTTACCGTGTCCGGATCAAATGACTGGACAATTCCGGGCAGAGAAACACGCAGTGCCGACATGACAGAACCAGCAAGTCTTACATCGGCCTGTTCTTTGCTACCAAGTTGAGCGCTTAAAGAAACGGGCATTCATATGTCTCCAGAAAGTAAAAAACCCAGCCAAAGCTGGGTTTTTTAAGTTGTCAATTGTCAGTAACGATGCAGTGAAGGCGGCAACTCTTTGTTCTTAAGTCTTACCCATGCGGAAAGATTCGTTGGTCCGTCTGGCTCATTGATATCAACATCTCGTGTGTGGTTGATTAAAACGTCTCTCGCCATTCCGATAACATACGAAAACTCATGACCGTAGTCGTAGCATCTTCCGGAATAGTTCGATTGAATTTGTTTTAATGCCGGATACAGTTCGCGGAATAATGCCTGTGATCGGTTAGCATAATCCCACAACCATACAAGGCTGTTTGCTTCTTTTGCAGAAAGCTCGTTGGTGCTCTTCTCTTGTTTGCCAATGAACTCACCTTCAAGTGGAACTCGAGCTGCAAGTGACAGTGCTTCGGTAAACTGCTCCTCACTGATTTCTTTGTACGAACAGCCAAAATGAGATTTCAGTGACGACCACATGGTGATCATCGCCTTCGCCTGTTTTTCTTTTGGCAGAGACTGACCGCGACTCATGACGAGTTGTTTAATAGCTTCCTGCTGTTCAGTGGTGATTTTACCCGGCAACGCCTTTTTAGCTTTCGGTGTATTTCCGTAAGACCCCGTTTTACGAATGGATGGCAAAACTTCAGCTGTCACCCATTTGCGGAATTTGTGCGGGACTGAACCTTTATTGACGGCATCACGGCAGCGCAGAACCAATGTATACATACCTGATTCGCTCACAATGCTTAAATTCTGCTCACCACCAAGGGTGTAACTTAAAGTTACTCCCTTCTCATCGTCATCAAGTGCAGTAAGCGCCTTGCGTGAGTTAGTCAGAGTTAAAGCATCACAAACATCTTTTGCTACAAACCACGGCTCACCGCACCTGTTGATGACGCGGATTTCACTGTCGCCGAATTTGAAGATGGTGAAATCGTTTTGTGCCTTTGCTATACTTTTCATGTCAATATTTCCCGATCAGATTTGTTGATGTAGAAGCCTCGCCAGTTCCCGCTGTCGGGGCTTCGTTATTTTTAGAGAGCATTCCGCATTTTCTCCCGGTACTTCAACCACCAAGCTAATCCTTGAACCAACACTGAGTTTTCTGACATTCCCTCTTCCTCTGCAATGCGCTTAACTTCTTCCTTAAAGCGGTACGGGTAGCGAAGAGTTGTCTTTACTTCATTCTTTTCCATGCTGTCTCCTTATTTCACAATGAAGGCAAATTGCCTTTAGAGTCAATTTACCATGATTGCACATGAAGTCAAGTTGCCTCTACAATGATTTTTATTTGAGGTGAGTTATGTCAGAAAAATTTCCCAGCCAAATGCAAGACAAGTTCACCGTGAGGTTTCCTGACGGATTGCGCGATGCTATAGCTGAACGAGCTAAACGTAATGGCAGATCAATGAACTCAGAGATTGTGCAGATACTGGAAGATGCCTTGAATGCAGAAAATACTCTTGGGGAAATAGCAGATAAAATTAACAGCGTCTCGGTTCCGCTAAATGTTGATGCGCTAGTTCAACTTCAAGCCCAAGTTATCGCCATGCAAAAAGAAATACAGGAAAAGTTCAGAGAGCAGAACGAAAAGTTGAGAGAACTGCTAAACAAAAAACCCACCTGACGGTGGGTTACGGAGAGGGCAAGATCATTTAACCTTCCGGCAATCATACGTCCAGAACTCCCGAGGCTCGTCCATATTTTTGCGGATAACTTCAACGTTGAGGATCGCTTTTTTGTTTCGTTTGATGTAGTCCATACCTAACCAACGTCCAGTATTAGGATCAGGTAACATCCATTGCATCATGACATTATCGAAATCGTCTTTTTGTTTCAAAAAGGTCATTTTTTGTGTTTCTGGCTTTTGACCATTGATGTGCATGAGGCCATCATTACCAGCATCAAAGCGGAATGGTCCGCACTGCGTTGCCGCCGAAACGGTTAACGGCAGGGCCAAGAATAAACAAAAAAATACTTTTTTCACTCTACATCTCCGACTTTGTCCAAAGTGCCTTTTGCCAATAGTTCTTTGCCACCTTTAGCCAGGCAAAGCAGGTCCATATACCACGCCTGCCCTCGGGTGTCGCCAGTATAATCAATGCTGCCCACAATGTAATCACCGTCAGTATTAATGCTGGCAGGCTGTGACATGCCTGGCAGACCGTTAACGTAGAGATTACCGTCGCTTTCAGACTCATCCAGTCGTGCTGGCGATTTCGCTACCTGGTCATTACTCAAAGAGGCACGGTATACAGATGCCTGATCCAGACGAATAAGCCCACCGAGCTTAATATTTGGATTAATCAGACATCTGACATTTACGCCAGCTCCCATCGTCTGCTGTGGCATACCGATAAGCCCGGTGTTAGCATTCAACACCGTAGCAACACCAATATATTTATCTTCAGGAACAATATTTACCAGATTATTTTCATACCACCAGTTAGCTTTACACTGCCCTGCGATATGATTCATCAACCTTGATGTGTTTTGATAAACAACGCGACCCCGGGGAAATACCGTTTCGGGCATGTCAGGAACTGCGCCGGATTCGATGCCATATGGTTCGAATGATTTCATACCCAGACTGAAAAGATCGCTGTACTTCCAGCCAGCAGCCACTGTGGTTTTCACACTTGCGTTCAGGTGACCTTCCCAGCTGTCAATACACTGCAACATGATCCAACTGTCTGTGGCATTATCTTTACCAGTGACAGTAAAACGGATATCTCCATTGAATATCATGCCAACGTTTTCATCAGGATAATTACCCGCTGCATCCGGTTGCCCCTTGTATCCGGCAATAACCTGTATACGCGAAAACTCCTTCTGCATAATCCGGTTCTGAGTGGTAGGAGACAGGTTATAAACCTTAAAATTCCCAACGAATCCATTAAATATGGTCGCAGGCATTTTCTGAATATTGAAAGTGACTTTAAGCTCAGAAATTTTTATCCCGTCGCCCTTATCATCAACAAGCAATAATTCAAAGTGACGCATCCAGTTTTTCGACATTGTTACTCCGTGAAAACATAGAGGTGTGAGAGCGTTCCAAGATCGAATTGCGTCGGGTTTTCCTGCCCTGCCACGTCGCAGAGTACCACCAGCGAAAACCCGAGATTCATATATCGATACTGCGCCAACAGGTCAGCACCCGTAATCATCGGAATGCCTGAGATAATGGCGGAACCATTGCTGTCAGCAAGATCCAGAACCCAGTACTCTCCGCGCCAGATGACAGACAGTTGATAAACCGTACCGTTAATTGTGGTGGCAAAAGTCTGATTGTCAGCAACCAGTGGGATTTCTACGGCCTCCATGAATCACCTTCCCAGAAATAAATTGCTCAGATACCCATCAACAGTGGTGACACCTTTTTGCGCTATCTGTGGCAGCGATTTCAGAATGGAATTATTCGGCGGCACCGTTGTTTTGGTGCCTGTATTCTGCACAGCAGACGTTCCGACTCCCTCGGTCATATTGTTTTTCGTGGCTACCCTGACTGACTGCGTGGAGGTAATAATTACTTCCCTGAGGGTAAGTGTCGCCAGAAGCACATTTTCACTACTCTTATCGGTCGTGACCTCCAGCGTTTTTATCAACATATTGTTGTAAATACGCTTGCCGGTTGTCACATCGAAAGGAATACGATTCCGCTGCAGGTTAAGCAGTTCCTGATACAGTTCTTTCGGGCTCAGCCCCAGTAAACTGGTAGCCGTCAGGTTACTGGCAAAATCAAGCAGCGATCCGCCTCCGGAAAAACCGGTTTCCATCACAACCTCAGAAGGGCGCCTGAATGCGTGTTCTGATATGTAACCAGCGCCCTCACCACTGGCGCCAGCATTCGTGGGCTGTTCAACCGGATGTTCCGTAATTTCCAGGGCGTCAGTGTGCTTTTCGGTAATAACCACATCAGGAATAATGATTCCTATTGAGCGGGTTCGCTGCTGCAGTAAAACAGATAAAAAGTCCATTACGCAGGTCCTTTCAATTGCTGTACCGCCCTGGCATTTACAGCCCCCTGCTTGTCAGCGATCAGATTAGCCGCCTCCTGAGGGTTGTTAACTCCATGAACATTTATAACAGTCTGCTGGTTAAGGCTGCCAGCGGCGGCCTGATACGCCAGCGGGCTGTTCCAGTTTGAATAACCTTCTTTGCGCGCCATCGACTGCATCAATGCTCCCATAGTACGGGGATCTGTAAGATTCAATATTGCATTCGGTGATACTCCCATCCATTTCGCAACATCCTGTGCATACTTTTTCGGATCGTTGTTATCACCTGCCGGGGCCCAGGTACTGACAATATCCTGAATAGTCTGTAATGCCCGTCCGGTTGTTTTCCCGGTAAAGTAACGCATGAGCTGGTTTTTCATCGCCTCCCAGCCCTCAAGAGCTGATTCGAAAAACCGGAACCCTTTACCGCTCACCGGGCGAATATTCCCTGGATTGTTATTCCGATCGGCTAAAGTACGCTTCGTAGCCTGTGCATGTTGTTCCGGCTCAGCACCTGGAATATCTGACTGAATATTTGCGCCTTTTACGGTATGAGGATTACGACCAAAATCGGTATCAATGCCAAGCCAGCGCAATGAATCTCCAATATTTTGTTTCGTGTAATCCCAGGATGACTTCGCACTGGTACCAATATTTTCGCGATCGGAGTACAAATAAGCAGCATAAGCCATCCAGCCTTTTAACCATGGCGGTACCGGCAAACCAGATATTTTCCCGAAAGCCCCCAGGACCTTGGATACCCAGACACCCGCGATGAATGTACCGAGGATTTCCAATGATTTTTGCCAGCCGCCAACACCATCTTTTAGTTCCAGAAGGTGATCACGAAGCCAGGTGATCGCATCCTTCGCTTTATCTATTGCCGGTTGCCATTTTTCCCAGTCGATAAGACTGTTACCGCCTTCTTTCCATGTTTTGTAGTCTTCCCACAAGAGACTGAGAGCCACGATCAGACCGGTAATCAGCCCTATAGGTGACATCCAGAAAGTAGAGTTAAGTATCCGCATGGCGACAACCAGACCGCCGATAACCTCTATCAGGGTTTTCGTTTCGGCATCCAGTTTTCCCCACCACTCGATGATATCTCCGACACCATCGACTATCCGAAATGCAACCCGCCCGACTATCTCACCCAGCCAGAGGATCCCCTTTATGACCTTTGTGATGGTGACTTCAATTTTGGGAAAATTTTCAATTATCTTTTTGCGCAGGTTATCAATCTGCCCCGCCAGTCCGTCCGCAAGATTCGATCCGATTTTGTCCCGCGCCATCCCGGCCATTTCACCGAGCGATTTCAGCGAGGTCATAAACCGGTTTGACGATAAGGCAGCCTGATCGGCATTAAATCCGATAGCTTTCGCCATTGCGCTGTACTGCCCGGAGAACCCCCCCACACCCCGGCGCATCGCCATAAGGGTATTTTCGTCAATGCCCAGCATCTGCGCATACTGGTTAGCCCGGTAATACGGCATGCTGCTGAGCTTCTGGCCGACGCCCGTAAAGATAGCGGCCATGTCGCGCATGTTACCGCTGGCGTCACGGGTCTGTACCCCCAGACGATTCAGAAATCCCTCCGCCCCGGGATTATTACGAATAAACCGGGAGAGGTTTTCCAGAGAAGATCGCGCAGCGTCCACGCTGCCGCCAACCTGCGAAACCGCATAGCCAATAGACTGAATCCCCTGAACCGTCGCGCCGGTGCGCTGTGACGCCCAGTAGAGATTATCCAGACCGGAGGCGATCTTAGCCGTGAAGGCCACCACGGACAGCGCAGCTCCTTCAACAGCCAGCCCCATTTTGATGACATTTGCAGTTGTACCGGCGAGGACAGAACCGAACTTTTTCGCTCCTGCATCATCCACACTGAAGCCAAGCGAGACGAGGAAATCTTTAATAGTTTCAGCGTTCATTATCCTCTCTCCATTTCTCAATGCGCCGCTGGTTATCCGCTTTTACCGCCAGATGGTCATTCAAGAGAGCAATGTCGTACAAATCGACAGAGCCATCTTTAAGTGCTGTATAAGGAATTAACCCGGCGTCAACCGGATTGAGAAGGTAAGACAGCCCGTCCGGCAGGCTGTTAAACGTCAGCCCTGTTGCAGGCTCTGCGTCGTGCTGGTAAGGGGTGTAGGCAAAAAATTTCCCAGCGAATCGGCGACCACCCGCGCCACCAGATGCAGCATGACCAGCAAGTCAATATCATCAAACATCAGTTCGCCCTGGGTAAATACCGGAACCCATCCGTCCATATGACGCCGCGATACCACCGCAAGACAGGGATGAATAATCGCACTGGTGTCATCTTCGGTCAGGGAAGACAGTTCCTCAGCGATACGCGGGAGCATGGTTTCAAACACCGGTTTTAACTGCTCGAATTTCACGGTGTCGATTTTGCCATCAGCAGGCAAACGGGAGCGAATGCTCCCGAAATCTGACATCATTCCTGCCAGCACCGGCAGAAGTTTGCGGGTCACTTTCAGCTGATCAAAAACGCTGAGTTTTGCCGCGCGATATTTCACGCCTTTGATTTCGAATTCCATGTATTAAAACTCCCCGAGAACCTGGTCAATCTTGCCGCAGTCAAACACCCACGGCATCTTATTACCGGTTTTAGCGTTGGCATTATCCGGTTGTTTCTGGAACGCAACACTACGTGCCGTGATGATGTCGCCGCTGACCTTGTTTCGGATCACAATAACGTTATTCCCCCATGTGGCAGAAGACTGGCTCTGTGCGTTATACGCCAGCGACAATTTTTTATTTGTCGGTGATGTCATCAGAAGGTTAACGGTAATCGTCCCGCTTTTATCTGCATGGAGACTGTGCATCACTTCGCCATCAGCACCGATGGTCATGGTGTTTTTAGGACCGCCCATCGCAACCACAATCCCCTCTTCAGAACTTGCAGAACCGTACCCGAGGTCAATCGAACCGGTCGGCCCGGTCAGCGTCGCAGTGACATCCATAAAAGAATAGGTAGACATTCACTTCCCCTTAGCGAACAACGTTAATCTGTACGTCAGCGTAATGAACCGCGCCAGCCAGCTTACAGGCCACCTGGATTAACGGTGCTTTGCGCGCTTCGCGGTCGGCCTGCGCCTGTTCGGACAGCGGTTGCGCATACACGTAATAGCCTTTGGTCAGCGTATCGCCGGAATTCAGCTGTCCGATAGGGCCACCATTCCACACGCCAGTAGCTACCAGACCGTTCGTGACGGACTGATCCATGGATTGTTCAACGTTGGAAAGCAGACGGGTCACACCGGCATCAGTCTGCGGAATTTTGGTGGTGCTGGTGTAAAGCAGGTTATAGAGGTTGGTCTGAACGTAGTTCTGCAACCAATCGAGCCCGTGGCGCTCGTCGAAGAAGTCACCGTTCGCCATGACACCCTGTTGCAGGATCGCCGTGTCGTTGGCGTAGTACACGAACACATTGCAGTTTTTTGCATCAAGTGCCGATGCCTGGCTGACTGTCAGTGTTTCATACCCGACACCCGGCTCCTGCTTAAACTTGAGCGTAATCGCGGTATTACTGCCATTGAAATTAACCGTGAATGCCCGGCCAAATGCAGATAACGCAGCGTATTTACTACCCGATGAATATTGAATAAAACTGCGTGAATATCCGGCGGTTTTCAGTTTTGATGCCAAATCATCGCTGGATGCAGTCTGCAGGCATTTCTCATCGCTTGTCGTAATCGCCAGAATACGGCTTACAGAAGAGGATTCGATCGCCGCAGCCACTTTCAGCCAGTCTGCATCCGGAATATCTTCATCGTCTGCAATCCCCAGCCCATACCATGAAGTATAATCGAGCATGGCATTCACAGCCTGCTCCAGCGTCTCAGGCGTGGCCTGTTCGCTGTCTCCCTTCGTTTTCACCCAACGACCAACAAAAACCTCCTGAGGTTTCGGTGATTGTGAGAAAAACACCTGCGCAGCCTTATATTCTGGTGATTCCACGCCAAAATCTTTTCCAATATCTTCCGCGGCAGAATAACGGCGAATGCGCTCACTTACCGGAATGATTGTGGACGGGCCGAGAATGAGTAATGCACCAAAATTTCGCCCTGATGCTGCACGCGGCGACATGATCACATCAACATTAACAACGTTTGATACAGGCAAGCCCTGTGCCATAGCTTAATCTCCGAAAAAGATGACTGGTGCTTCCACCAGCGATTTAATACCGTACTCGCGCACAACCTTCCGGCGCAGACGCACCGTCATATCGTAGCGGCGGACCCATTGCTGATTAATAAGTTCAGGGAAGGGAGTCAGACCTGTGTAATCGCCAAGAGACAGCCCCAGCGCATTCAGTGCTGCGTTGTTCTGCGGTACAGATATACCGTCACGAAACCGTGACGCATACACCATCCCCGCTGGTCCATAAAACGAAGCCATACACTCAATCGTTTCATGCCGCCAGAGCTGAGAGCCATCATCGGTCTGTCTGGTGAATGCCGGACTGTCATCACCTGACCATCCGATAACCCCAAACGCACACCAGTTCGTTTCAACCGGTAGCAGTGGCGGCTGCTCTTTCTGCCAGCGCGGGCGAACCATCCCGGCAGACAGGCCGGAAACGTTACGCATCCACTGGCTTAACAGCCTGTCGAGCGCTTCGTCATAATCCGGATCGCCACTGGTTGGTATTAACCATCCGCGCTCTGTGCTGGTGTTATTGCTCAACCGGAATTCCCCCATCAAACGGCAGCAACTCACAATGCGCCTGAACGAATCCGGCACCATACGCTGTATACGGGTCGACGAAAGTCACACGATAATCACGGCCCTGATACGTCACGATATCGGCATCACGGCCAGTCTGCCCCTGTGTCAGCCGCTCAGTTGTCACGATAAGAATCGCGCCACTGATAACTTGCCCGGACTGCATACGGCGGTTTTCCAGAGAGCGATCAACAGTTACGACTCCGGCAAACTGCTTTTTAACTTCGCTGTCGCTGCCGATCCCATCCTCATCCACCGTTTGCACACGGCGTGTTACCCACAAATTGAAGTCGCAAAAATCGGGGTCAAAAAGCACATCTGTTACATCAAGAGTCGGCATCTTTATCCCTCACAACATGGGTAATAGCTCTGCGATATTGCCCGGTGTCAATTAATGGTTTCGCCAGATCGGTTCCGGGAGATTCGCCAGCAACACGCCGGGCAAGTTCCAGTGTTGCCCCCTTGCGCCCCCGACGAGCCCGGGCTTCAACGGTGCTATCAGCAAGCGGCGTAAAGCCGGTAATGGTCATGTAACGCCTGACGCCATTAACGGCCAGCGTTCCGGCACGGTTGAGTGCGCTTTCTGCTCCCGCAGCATTACCATCAAGTGCAGCCTGCGCCGCGGCTTTGAGTTGCGGCACCGTCTGCTCTTCTGCCGATTTAACGCCGGGGACCAGGTGAGGTCGTGGCGGGATGTTCTGCTCTGGTGAGCCGTATTCGTTGAGGTAACCGATGCCCGCATTACCAAACGGAACATCATCCCGCTCGCTGTCTTCCGAAGGGATGCCGACCAGCACATCTTTTTTGGTTAACGACCTGAGCGCATCCAGAATGGCCTTAGCGTTATCCACCCTCGTTGTTACACCGCTTTTGAAACTCATAGCTGGCGACCACCTGCACCGAACATCGTGATCAACTGATAAAATTCAGCGCCATATCGGGTGTTATTCCAGAAACCTGCATCAGGATTCAGCGTCGCGCTGGTGTCATAGCTGACGCTTACCTTGTCAATGGACTTAGAGGACTGAACACCATTGGTTGAACCGCCCGGGCCGCCAACCAGCATCGCCCGACTATCTGCCGCCCAGAGCGTCATGTAGTGCGCAACGAACAATCCGGCAAAGTACGGAAACAACTTTTTGCCGGTGACGTTTTCACTCAGCAGTTCATCGGCCAGATTCAGACGAAACTGGATTTGCGCTTCGGGATATTTGGCAGGGTCAGCAAACTGCGGGAAGTCGCGGCGAAAATCACTTACCGCTGGCAGACTTTGATTCTTTGGCATTTTTTACCTCGTTACGCGCGTCTGTGGCTTTGCCAACGGATACTTCCGCGTGCGCACGAGTGAACCAGTGCGTGGCAACGTCTTCCTCCACAGCATGACGGCCTTTAACAAACTCGCGCCGTGAACAGTCGGGAAGCGTGAGCACAAACGGGGTATGTACGTGTATTACTGCATTATTTTTTGCCATCGGGTCATCCTTAATGGCCCCGCCAAGGGGCCATGTGGCTGTTAAATGCCATCAACGTACGAAATGGTTTCTTTGTACACTGGCTCGACTGCACCCAGCTTGCCGTAGTAAGTGACGATCTGATACAGACCGCGATACTGCACCGGCACGCTCTGAAGCGGAACCAGCGGGTAGCGGACGTATTTTTTATCGTTGGTGTACGCAACCATGCGATCCTTATTCCCCACACCACGGCCTTTCAGCCATTTAACCGCGCGGATATTCAGCGGAACACCGTTCTGGTGATAGCTGATGGTGTTGGTCTGAAGGTACGTCAACAGGGACTGGTTACCCGCAGATGAAACGATGATGCTGGACAACAGAGCAAACTGCTCAGGCGGGATCAGCAAATCACGCGGAACCACAGAGTAACCGGAAGCGGCCCACGCATCAGACAGCACCTGGTTAATGCTTGCGCGGATTTCGTCCGGTGTTGAGGTTGCCCACGTTTTGGCAGCGTTGTTGACAGGAACACCGTTCAGGGTAACAAGGCCTTTCAGGTTTAATGCGGAATCACCAACATACACCTGTTCATCGTTATCCATCTGCCATTTCAGTTGCATCCCGTCATACTTCTGCGTATCAATCGGGCGTCCGACCTGCTGAGCAGCCTGCAATTCTATGACCGTCCAGCCCAGTTCCATCCCCCACAGGTTCAGCGGGTTACCGGATTTGCCGATATCCACGTTCACGCCAGCAATAGCGGTTGAGTCTTTGCCTACCCAGTTTTTGCCATTCGGATTTGCGCCAGTACCCGCAGCGGCGAAGCTGGTATTCGTCCAGCTGGAAATGTCATCTGCGATGGAGACATCTTCACGCAACTGAATATCGCGGGTCCAGGTGTACCCCACCAGTGGCAGGTTCAGCGTCTGGTCGAGTCGCTCCAGCTCCCCGATGAGAAAGGCACCAGAGCTGTCAACGGTTGCCTGATCAAAAGTAATCATTCGTCTGTTCCTTAAATCTTCCAGGAAATTTCTGCATTGCCGTTAGCATCACCGGCACCTGTGAATTCAGCGTTGGTCAGCACCACATTTTTGCCACTGACTGACGTGGACATGAATCCACCCAGCGGCACTTTGATGGATTCATCAGTGGAGACGACAACGTATACCGGGTCGCCTTTTTTGATGGTGCTGGCATCAAAATCAGAACCGAGATTAACGGTCACGTAGCCACGCTTCATGGCGTCGCCCGGGAAGTTCTTGCCACTCCCCACCTGGAGAACCATGTCCGGCTGCGACGTGGTCGGATAAGGGCGCACATAGATCCCCTTCACCTTGTCTGCGGTATCACCATCTGCCAGCGGTACGAAAAAACCGTCAGCATCGTATTTACCAGCCAGCCCATAGGCAGCAAAGGCGTTATCGGATTTAAGGACCACCGGTTCGACGGTTAAGTCCTGCGGGCGAGAGATAGCCCCGGCAATGCCAACAGGCATCCGGTACAGATATGCAGTCATTGGATTATCCTTTGCGGTTAGACCAGAATTCGGCGTTTTGTTTGTTCAGGGAAGCGATGCTGGTCATGCCCATATTTTGGCGTTGTGCATCGCCCATGGTGGTACGGGTGTTTCGCCCTTTGGCAATCTCTGACACGGCATTAAACGCCATGTTGACCGATTGCTTGGGCAATTTGCGGATATCCGCATCACCGACAACCTGGCGAACCAGTGTTTTGTCAGCGGCAGCCAGCACATCACGTTTGAACGCGGTCGGTTTCACCTTACGGCTCAGATCGATACCCGGGACGATAACCTCGGCACGATAGGCAGAGTCACCGGTAATCGTGGTTTCCTCTTCGTCGTCCTCGCCATCGCCGGTCGGATCTTTTTTGTCTTTTTCGTCAGGCTTATTGTCGTTATCGCACGTCGCATTTCCTTCCAGCTTAGCCAGCAGGGCTTTGAGCAAGGTTTTGATATCGTCCTCGCCGTCGCCGGTTGGACCTCCGCACATCTCTGGTGCTTTGTCCGGTAGCGGTTGCTGCGGGGACAGGTTGATGTTGAGATTAACGCCCTGCGGCAAATCCCCCTCATCTCCTGTAACCGATGCGGGAGCCGACTCCACCAGTTCGTTCATGGTGTCAGCGTCACCCGTTTTGATGGCCGTGCGCATGCGGGTCCACCAGCTTTTCTTTTGATTTGCCATTGTGTCTCTGTCTCCAATTGCACAACGATTTCCGGCTCTGCCTTTAGGGACAAGAGCCACATGGTTTCCGGTAATATCGACCTGCTCAGCTTTACCTAGCTCGGTCTGCTCGTACTCCGCGTCATAGCCGCACGACACTTCGCGCAGGCCATCTTCGATAAGCTGAATGGCGTTTTCGTCTTTGACGATAAGGTCAGCCAGCATCAAATCAGACTGCTTACCCGTCCCGCGCCGGACATTCTGGAGGTGCCCGACAGCAAGCTCTTTCCAGTTCTCGGGATTTACCAGCCGCACATTCCCGTTTTCATCTTCAGGATGCAGAATCGTGATGCTCATCCCTTCGAATGAGGCAAGCGTGGCCGGATGGAATACCTGCTCAGGAGAACGCGTGACGACTATTTCACCGAACTTATCGGGTTTCAGTTTTGGCAGGTCATCAGCACCATAGAGCTGCTTACCTGTTCGTCCTATCGGCACGTCTCTGCACAGCAACGAGCCGTCAGCCAGCTGATAGCGGGTTTCCCCCAGCCGGGTATTGAAAAAATATTTCATGTGTTACCTGCGATTCAGGCGGGATAAGATTGGGAGGTGGGAAAAACGATTTCTTTATAACAGCGACAATTCGGGAGCTCGCCAGCGTGGCCTGTCATGCCGTCAAGCGTTGGAGGTTTGCCCCATTCGACAAATTTACCTTCCATTTCCCGATGAGAATGCCTGACGTCACCATCTTCGGCTGTACGCCAGATATAACCATTCGAACCAATTGACAGCGCACGCGCCTGATCCAGCGCGCCGGTTGCACGTCCAAGTTCAGTACGGGCAATCAGGTCAGCTCTGGACTTTGCTATATCACCCGATGCGGCTATTTCTTTAGCAAAATATTCTGCTCTCCCACCGGTCACAACAGCTTCTGTCGCCCGATTCTGGATGTCGTACACCCTGTCAGCCGCCTCGAGGGGGAGCGATTTGATGTACTTGACCTGTTCGGCGATGATGGATTGCATCACCTGGCCCACAGGAGCGCTTTCCACAAGATTGCGGAGCTCGCGACTGATGTTCTTGCTGTGTTGCCGCCAAACTTTCTCGTTCTGCCGGGTTAGGTCCGCAGTAAAGTTTTCCGCGACCTTTGTCGCCCAGGGGGTGATGATTTCACTGTAGCGTTCCAGCGCCTCAATAATTTCCGTGATACTGTCATTTGAACCATCGTAGCGACCATTTACGATGTCTCCGACCGCCCGCGCTATCTGCCGTAGGCTCGTTCGATATCGGATCTCCGCCTGGCGGCTCTGGCGGTTTGTCGTCAAGTTCGCCGATGCCTGGCGGCGCTTCGTCTTCGGCATTCTCGATATCCTCGTCGGTAATAGATGCCCCGATGCCGGTTACGTCAGAATTTTCGCGCAAATCAGTCATAGCGGCTTTCAGTGTCATCAGACCATCACCCAGCGCCGTACTGATTGCGTTGGTAGTGTTTAACGCCACCGTTGAGCGATCGACATCAGACATTTGCCAGAGCGGGTTAAACTCAAACGTGAAATCGTCCGGCAGCGGCTTGCCAAGCTCCGAACGATGCATGATGTCCAGTATCCGCCGCACCGGAAGACGTAAACGCCTCTCCTGTAACGAGCTTACCCGGTCGTAATAGTTGGCAAGGTCTGCATCGCCGGTAGAAAATCCTTTCGGGGACTGTCCGAACAACCGCACCAGTGGGATACCAACAGCGCCACTAATCTGCTCAGCGAACTGCGAAAGGATGTCATCCAGACCACTGAAGCTGTACTGATGGGTTTCAAACTTATCCCGCGAGTCCATGAGCGTCATGCCTTCATTGCTCTGGAACTGTCGAATCAGGTCGATATTCTTCAGCAACGCTTCATACGCAGGACCACCAAGTGCGATAAGCTCGCGTAGCTTCTCCACGCTGTAGGTACGCAAATGCGCCTTGTAGACCAGCTGCGCCGCGCCGACAGTAGCGCTGTCGAACGCGGTAAGACGATCCCAGATACGCTCTACAACCGACATTCCCCATTCGTTCTCGGTCATCTTCTGCTGGAATGGCAGCGTGACGCCATCAAAGCGAATCAGACGACTGTGATGAATGCGCCAGGCAGGAATTCCCGTTGCTGTGGTCACCACATCGTAAAACTCAGGTTTACCCAGGTCCGGCCCCATATCTTTAATGCGGCGGGTCAGCACTGGGTTAATCATCCAGCGGTCGAGCGGGAGAATGCCCTTAAACTTGCCTTCTCCAATGGTTTCGGGTCGCAGCGGGGTCATTGGTGCCTGCCCCTCAATCATGATGAAACCCACCGCGCCGCCGTAGAGACGCGACCATTTCAGCACGTCGTTCAGCGCATCCCAGATTTGCAACTCATCCAGTTGTGATTCGAGAATGCCGCGATCTTTTGCATCAATTTCCGAAGTGATGCGAATGCCTTTGCGGGTCATATCATCCGGGATAGCATCGACCGCTTCGCCGATGATCCAGGACGAACGATAGGACCATTCCACCAGCATGCGGTTGCGACTGGTGAAGTTAGCCCGGTAGGTCGATGCTGAGTGCTGGTTAGGCGTCTGCATTCCCACGCGGGCGACAAAGTTCTCATAGCCATCAGCGGTGGCCTGCGCAGTTCTCCGCAGGGCTTGTTTGTTTCGTGCCATCAGGCCTGTCTCCCTAGCAGCTCCCAGATGTTCAGGGCTGAATTCATTGGCGCGTAGCTGATCATCACCGAGTCGGCAAGGTTTGGCGACCGGGTTCCATCAGGCTGTTTATCAATAACGATTTTTCCCACACCATTAATGGAATAGGTCGGCTGCGAAAGCTCGATGATGAGTTTATCTTTGAGTGCCATGCCACTGCTGATTGAGATGATTTCGTCCGGGTTGTAAGCCATACCTTCAATCACGGCGCGCCAGGTATTCTGAAAAAGTTTACGTAACCGCCACCAGCTCTGGGCTTTGGCGTTAGCGAAGAAGTCCTTGTTCAGACGTGCGGCTTGCCCGTTGTCACCGCGCACCGCTTCGTCGTCCGGATCAAACACCGCGCCGCTACCGCGAAACGGTGTAGCGAGTATTGACGGTCGACGCGCAGCGTTACGCTGTTCGTTGATAGCGCGTGCATCGCCGCGAACGCCAGCGCCCAGCCCGTCCTCATCAAAGCGAAACTCTTCGAGGTTGTCCTGTTCGCAAAAACCGAAGACCTTCTCGACGGACTGATAAATGTCGCTGCCCACACCGGACCATTCCCGCACATTCTCCAGGAGGAAGCCATGACGGGTGGAAAAGGCATTTTTGTCCCTGCCTTCGTCGGCGACATCCATCGCGCCAAGTCGTTTGCCTGTTGGCTGGATCCCCAGTTTGATATGTGCATCAACGGCAGCCTGTACCCATTCGGATGGAATCAGGACGCCTTCCGCTGATGCGCTGTAGTTCAGGTCAAGTTCCTGTGCCACCACCACCGGATTATCGATTTTCTCGCATTCCCTGCGATACCACTCTTCATCCTTGCGAGGATCATCCCGCCAGTGGAATGTGAATACCGGTATCTTCCCGCCATGACGCTTCTGAGCGAACGGGTTCGCCATGCCGTTAACTGAACTCAGGTCGATACGGCAACGCGTCGTTTGTGACAACGCCGCATCAATCAGCAAAGGACGCTGAAGGAATGCAGCCTCATCAACCAGATAAAGCGTGGTACGGTCACCACGACCAATATTATCGCCAGCCTCGCCTTTGATAACGGCACCAGTTTCAGGAAACTCAACACGCATATATGGCGCGTGCTTCTTCTCGCTCCACGAACCGCGAAACTCTACAGGTAGCGTTTCCACGAACTTGCGCGCCTTCCAGAACAACGCTTTCGGGTCACCAGTGCTGTCGACGTATTCCTCTTTACGGGAGCCGAAACCGATAACCATTTCTTTGTTGAAGAGACAAAGCGAGCAGGCCAGTCCGATCGCGGTCCAACTGAGCCCCATTTCACGGGATTTTTCGGTAATACCATTCTCCCGATTACCCCAGCGTTCCATAATCCAGTGGATCCACTCCTCCTGCTTAGGGAAGAGTAAAAACGGAATGGTCACCGGCAGGCCATAATCAATATTACGCGGGTCCGTTGTCATGCCCCAGTCGATGATGAACTGAGCCGGGTTGGTCCGGTAAAACTGCTTCAATACGGGCAATATTTCAGGATTCTGGCGAATGCGCTGTAGGCGTTCCATCCGCCATTCAAAAACTATCTGGTAATCAGGATGTTTAAAATCGAAGGGGAATGGTAACGGCATACTTAGCCCATCATTTTTCTATACGCCTCTGCAGCCTGCTCCGGAGTTAAGTTGGTAATTTCTGTTCTGACTGGTCCTCCATCAGCGCCAGTCACTTCATTTTTGACGTTGTCTTTAAACGCCTGAACAGAAACATGACGCCCAAGCAACTCAAGGTTTTTAACCTTATCAGGCCATTTGATTTTCTTCAGGAGTGCGGCGCTATCTGCGGATACCATCTCCACGACATCCATTCCCGATAACGTTGTGCGCCATACCTTAGGCCAGTCTTTAATGGGTTTTAGCTCACCGTTTTGCAGGAGAATGTCAAGCACATCCATCTGGTCGATTTCAATAAGGCGATTAAGTACATATTCTGCATTAATACCAACAAGATCATTGCGTTGCGCTTTCAGTTCGGCGATTCTTAACTTGATGTCAGGTTTTGACAGGTTTTCGGATGCGGTACGGTTAGCTGTCTTTGCGCTGTACCCCGCCCGAATAGCCGCTTGCGTGGCGTTTAAATCGATGAGGTACTCGCGACAGAACATTTCTTGCTTGTCGGTGAGTGCCATAGTTTTCTCTAGAGGGTTTCTTTAATGAACTCAAAGCAAATTTTTTACCGAAATACAGGTCATGATAATGAAACTTATATATTCCTGGACAAATTGGACAATGGCTCCTACCAAGTCAGGGTTGGTCATTCGTCGCCTGTGAGCCATTTTGAATGGGAGGGTGATGAAACCATTCAGACAGTGGAAGAGTTTCTAGGTTCTAACCCATCATATACTGAACGTGTTCATCAACTAATTTCTGAGTTTGAAGCAGAATCGTAATCACCACCCAAGCGACTCAACTGATATCTAGTTCATCATTACTAGGACTAAAAGTAGATTCCTGACATTGAGGGACCTCTTTATCCGCTTGTGGGGATATCAGTTAAGTTATCCCGTGTAGGGTATAAGCCATTGTCGAGACCACTCATTGAATGGTCTCTGCAATAACCGATGTCTTTCCATCAGTCCGCCACCACAAAGAATCTTTTTTGCCATAATGCAGGAGGTTCATCTTTCAGTGGCTGCCAGTGTTATTTCCCCACTTACTGGCTTGGGTTGTTTCGCTGTACTGCCGTTAATTAGTGAGTCCGGGGATTACGGTTTGCCCGTGCTGTTCAAGGCGTTCAATTCTCGCCAGTAGCTGAGGCTTCTTAATTTTTCCCCAGCGATTAAGCAGGCGCCCTGACATGCTGGCAACATCCTTCTCTTTCATGTACTCCAGCATTACGGCATTTCTCTCTTCTTCAAATTGACGATGACCAACCTGAAGCATGGCGTACATCCAGTTAAATGCGTTGATGTAAGCAATTTTGATACGCATTGCTTCTTTTTTGGTGTAGGACATAACCAAAAGCATCAACCCATCCTTGCGGAGACGGTAGAATTTTTGCGGCTTACCATTCTGTAACTCATTGTTTTTATAGCAAAGCTCAAAGTTGAGCTTTGTATCAAACTCAGGAGGGCAAGCTTCTATGGTTCGTTCAATGTCACGAACCACGTTCTTCGGCAGCTTTCCAAATGCTTTTGCCACCATAAAAGAATCTGTAACCGGATCGTTGTTTGCTACAAAAATTAGGTCTCTGAAATCTATATCGTTAACAACGGTTGGGTAGTTCATTGCGTCTTTACCTTTTAGAAAGATGAGCCTGTTCGCACAGAAAAGCCGTCCCCGAGATGGTCGCCACCATATACGGCAATTCTCAGGCTCAGCTTTCTGAAAGACTCGGGATTGTTACGCGCTGCGATGCGCGGTTTACTGCAGATGCAAAAAAGCCCCGCAAATGCGAGGCTAAATCCTGGTATTTGTAATGACTGGCTCTTATCTCAACGCAGCCCCTTACCGCGCGCCAGATGCTCAATATCAAGCATCAGCAATGAGATGTTTAATCTGGATTCACTCCAGAAGTGATCATCACCCTGTCTACAGAGCCAGATGTGAAGGATGATGAGTAAAATTATCGCTATCATCGAAGGCATTGCGTCCTAATGTATTCCTGAAGCGTTCTCAGTGCTGTTTGGTCGCGGATAATTCCGTCCCGGATATCGAGAACGTTTCGTCCAGCAACTGGAGAGAGTTCGACGGTGGCATCATTGCCCATGCCGGAGGCGCTGGAGGTTTCGGCAGAGGATGGCACAGGGCATTTTCCTTTGACGAGCACCCTGCCACCATTATCAAGCTTCCGCAGAAGAGCATCATTTTCAGCTTTCGCATCAGCTAACTCCTTCGTGTATTTAGCATCGAGTGCATCAGCATCACGCTGGCGCTGCTGCATGTCAGTAATGGTGGCGTTCGCCTTCTCCAGTTCACTGGCCTTGTTATCGCGCTGCTCTTTGTAGGCGATTGCGTTATCACGGTAATGATTAACAGCCCATGACAGGCAGACGATGATGCAGATAACCAGAGCGGAGATAATCGCAGTTACTCTGCTCATTGCTGCCCCCACAAACAGACTTCACGCTCAATCTCACGGCGAGTCATCAGCCCTTTCCATTGCTTACCGCCAGCATATGTCCAGCGACGTAGCTGATCACATGCGCCTTTGATATCGCCCTGGTTTATTTTGCGAAGAAGCGTCGATGTTCTGAAATTGCCAGCACCCACGTTGTAAACGAATGAGTAAAGAGCGCCGCGCGTTGTTTCCGGTATATCGACTTTGATGTACGGGTTAATTTGTCTGGCGACAGTGGCAAGATCTTTATTCAGGAGGGCTTTGCATTCTGCTTCGGTATACGTTTTACCGAGCATGATGTCTTTTCCGGTGTGTCCGTGACATACAGTCCATACGCCAACGATATCTTTGTATGGTATGTAGCTGACACCTTCCAGGCCATCGTCACCACTCGGACCAGTGATGAGCACAGACGCTATGGCAACAGCCCCACCACCAATAGCAGCAGCAACAGCCTTGCGTAATGATGGCGACATTATTCACCTCTCGCAGCCTTACGCTTGTCTTCTCTGATTTTGAAATACAGATTTGTCAGATAAGTGAGAAAACCCAACACAAGGCTTCCAAGCACTCCAATCGCAGCCCACTGTGACGGACTGACCTGATCCAACCACTGCAAAAACCAGTATCCTGCACTACCAGCAGATGTTCCGTAGGCAATGCCAGTTGAGATTTTGTCCATTGATTTCATAGCAACGCCTCCGCCAGTAACGGATTGCGTAGTTCTTATATTGGGAAGGGAGAAAAAGAAGGCCGTAGCATAACTATCACTGATGAGTTCAGGATAGCCAGTGGCTACGGCTCAGTTTTGGTGCTGGTTAACGGACTTGACCCGCTACCAATTCGCTTACAAGGCGACCGCTCTACCATTGGAGCTAAACCAGCATGTTTGGCGGGACAGCGTGGACTCGAACCACGATAAGAAGGTTAACAGCCTTCCGTAATGACCTTTATACGACTGACCCAAATAAAAAAAAGCCACCGTTGCAACTTAAGAGTCACTAACGGCAGCTTACCTTCTAATTATGGCTAAATGGATAATTGCATGTCAAGGCTTTTAACAGCAACATGCTTAACTTTCTCAACACGTTTACGCATTTTGAAAGCATTTTGCATTGGCTGGTACAAAACAAATAACGACGCTTTCAGGATGTCGTCAATTTCGTTTCTACAGGTTGCCAGTGAAGGTTTTCTCCATCCCTCGCCACCACGTCCACACATCTTGCGTGGCTTTGCAGTCGCGTGATAGTAGGATGCAATTGCTCGCTTAGATGAACCATGAGCGTAGTAGCTGAGGAGGATGCCAAAGGCTTTCTTGTCAATGTACATGACGGAATCGACGACCTGAGAAATCAACATTCCATCATCATCATTACACATTGGCCTTGTCATAACTCTTCCCGGCTCTACGCTCTCCATGAACTTCGCTATTACGCTGCTCATGCGCTTTTCCAGACGACCTGAATAAACCCATGCGCCCCACAGTTCAAGCCAGCCATTCAGCCACTCGTGCTGCTCTTTGGTGAGGTTTAGTTCTCTTATGCTCATCGTCTTCCTCTCTTGCCCTGTTTGACCATCAGGACGCCGTTAACTATTACGTGACGCTCGCCTTTGCTGTCTCGGTTGTACTTGAGCACTGTTCCTCTTGCACAGGAAAGCATCCTCGCCACTTCGGTCTGATTGCCTCGTGTCTGGATAAGAAGCTCTGGTATCGTTTGAATTGTGGCGTTCATACGTTCTCCAGTTCGGTGATTTTTATTCCAAGCCTTCCGCCTGGTACTTTCACACCACGAATTACGCGAATGTCATCGAATTGCTCGTCGTCTTCCGCAAATCCGGCGTGGATAAGGGAGTCGAGTAAACCTTTCAGGATGTTGTCGAGGTCGCGGCGGCGGGAGTCTGGAACGTCTGCGATGACTTTGATGCGGAGTCGTGATTTGGTGAAAATGTCTAACTTAAGTTGGCGGATGATTTGCTGAACGTCTTTTCGGTATTTCTGGCCTTTATCGCTTATGTAATATTGGCTTCCCCGTCTTCGCCAGTAGGTATTCACCGACAGCGGGTATGGAAGCACAAACTGATATTCGTTCATGACTTAATCTTCCCCTCCTTCAGCAGTATCGCCTGCGTCCTGATTACGCCTTCGAGGTGGTAAAGTCTGGCGTCTTTGTTGTCGAGATTATGGGTGCGTCGGTCGATTTCATCGTGGCAGTCACTACAAGCCCATGCGCCGATCAGGTCGTCAGGTTTCATTCCCGTTCCGCAAATTCCAGCCATCCGGTAATGTGCCAGAACTGTAGTTTCAGGATTACCATTGCATACGCCGTAAATACGTACCTGGCATTCTCTGCCGCGTGCTTCTTTGCGTAGGTTAGCCATTAAGCAGCCTCCCCGGTTACTTTCAGCATCCCGTTATCGAGCAGCTTTCTGGTCAGCCACTGTTGACCACGCCCGGTGATTTTTGTGGTGAACGATATCTGTATTCCGTGATTTGTGTTGACCGCTGTTTCTTTCACTGTGAAATAGCCGCGATCCATATATTCCTGCATTGGCACATTGCGCCGGGAACCTGAAGCAATTAGGATTTTGTGATCGCGCATCCACGCAAACAGCTTGTTCGGACCAATACCGACAACCTTTGCAAAGTTTCCAATCAAAATTCCGCTGGCCTCGCCAACGCGATCGGCAAACTCAACTTTAGGTGCGGCAATTGCGAGCTGGTTTTCCAGTTGCATTTTCTGCTCAGCAAGATCAGCAGCAAGGCGCAACGCTTCCGGTAGCGTTTTGGGGATATTAACCGCAGCTTCTTCAAGCTCTCGCCAGCGGTCAACAAGGCGAGCGGTGAACTCTGGCGACAACTGGGCGACAACGACAATACTGTCTCGCTTACCTTGTTCGCCCTCGAAGACGTAATGCTCGTACTGAACATTGAACCCTAAGTTATTGATTCTTTCGGAAACCTCAATTTGAGGAAGCCGGATAACACCATTTTTAGCCAGCGTTTCGATGGTACGTTTCACATTGTCATGACGCTTACCCACCAACTCAGCGATTTCAATGCTTGTCATTTTGATGGCATTGCCATTTATTAACTCATTCATCGTCTTCTTCCTCGTACATTGAGCTATTCGGATCGCTCATCAGTTCTGTACAGCACGCTTCACATACATGAACTTCCAGCACATGCAGCTTCTGACCGCAGTTAGCGCACGTTAAAGCCCGCTCGACGCTTTCTTTCTGGTATTGGAGGGATTGGGATGGGATAAGCATGGCTTTCACCATTAAAAAGTCGCTTGTAAGCATCAATGTCTCGTTTTGCTTCACCAAGCTTTCGTCTTAATTCCATGTTTTCTGATTCAAGCTTTTCCATGTCTTGCTGGTATCGATCGCGGTGTTCTTTCCATGCTTTTTGATACGCCTTCATGTATGTCATGTTGGCCTTTCTCTTTGCCTGACGAACTGCGTGGTGGTTTTTAACAAACCAGTCAGGGTCGTTAAATGCTGCTCTGGCGCATGTATACCAATAATTTGTTGCCTCCCTGTTTAGCCAATAAATACTGATAAATGGCAACCGGATAGACACCATTTTTCGTTGTGACTCTTTCTCGCCAAACATGTGCCCTTTTTTGATGCTAAGGCCAAATCCAGGTTGAATTAAAAGCATTGTCATTTCCTCGCACGATGTCTTAGCCACCGGATATCCCACAGGTGAGCCGTGTAGTTGAAGGTTTTTACGTCAGATTCTTTTGGGATTGGCTTGCGTTTATTTCTGGAGCGCTTCGTTGGAAGGTATTTGCAGTTTTCGCAGATGATGTCGGTGATACTTCGTCGCTGTCGTCTCATGCTGCCCTCCTGACGCCCTGCCCGATCGCCATCAATGCCGCTTTGGATACGGTAGTAAACATCCGTCGAGGACTGATGAACGGTCGCCAAATCAGCAGCATGGAACCTTTGCTGTTTCCCTTCTTCTCCAGCCCTGTCGATGGTTCGATAAAATTAATCCGTCCATCAGTGATGATGCGAACTTCGTCAACACTCTCCAGAGCCTTGCTGAACCATCCGACTGACATATCCTCTGGCACAAGCATAACTACCGTCTGTCGCTGTTGTATGCACTGCTCAGCGGCTTTTTCCACCCACGGCCTGATATTGCTGTACGGTGGGTTATTCCAGATTGCACCGTGGCTTATCCACTCAGAATTTAGCGCGTCGTCGGCCTCAGTTAACCAGTGAGCGCACAGAGCATTTTTGTCGCTCGCTGCCGAATCCAGCCAGAATCCAAACTCAATATCCAGTGCATCAAAAAGCCAAAGCGGCGTTTGCCAGCAGTCCTTGTCGTGTGCTGGCGTATTTGATTTGATAGTCATGCAGCCCGATCTCCCCATCGCGCTTTCCATTCGAGAGCTAGTCGCGCTTCGTCTGACCACTTAACGCCACGCTCTGTACCGAATGCCTGTATAAGCTCTAATAGCTCCGCAAATTCGCTTACACGCATCCTGCTGGTTGACTGGCCTATTACCACAAAGCCATTCCCGGCAAGGTTAGGAACAACGTCCTGCTGCTTTAATGCTGCGGTAAACACACACTTCCAGCTTTCTGCATCCAGCCAGCGACCATGCCATTCAACCTGACGAGAGACGTCACCAAGGCAAGCCCAAAGCTTTCGATTCTGGTCTAAGCTGCGGTTGCGTTCCTGAATGGTTACTACGATTGGTTTGGTTGGGTCTGGAAGAATTTGCTGTACTGCGTGAATAGCGTTTTGCTGATGTGCTGGAGATCGAATTTCAAAGGTTAGTTTTTTCATGACTTCCCTCTCCCCCAAATAAAAAGGCCTGCGATTACCAGCAGGCCTGTTATTAGCTCAGTGATGTAGATGGTCATCAGAATCCTCCTTTCTTCTTGGATTGCGGTTCCTCGCGTTCACGGCGGCGCATTTCAGCAGACTGTTGGTCTGTGTCATAAATAGCGCCATTTGCCTGAATGCAATACACCGTGCCGGTATTGCCATGACGATTGAGACGAAGGATTAGTTCGGTTTCACCAGGTGGAACACTGTCATCAAAAGCACCTTCACGATGGATCCCCACCCAATAATCGCAATCCTGTTCAATCTGCCCTGTATCTCGTGAGTCACTTGGTAATGGGCGTTTATTGGTTCGGCTTTCCAGTGCGCGGTTAAGCTGTGTCAGAAGCACAACAACGCAATCAAGCTCTTTGGCAAGGTTCTTCAGTCCTTTGGTGATCATGCCGTAAGCAAGGTCGTTGCGATCGGCCTTCTCAGCGGTCATTAGTGTCAGGTAATCGACCAGAATCATGCCAACACATCCTTTTTCTCGCTTGATTCGACGGCTTTCGCTGACGATTTGAGCCAGAGATAATCCCGGCGTGTCGTCGATGTAAAGCATGTCGATTTCACTCAAGCGATTGGCTGTTTCGATCGCCCTGTTGAAGTCACCATCGTAATCACCCTGATAGCCGTCATCGGCGTCATTTGTCGCCGGAAGGTAAAAAATATTCGGGTTAACACCTGACTTCTGTCCTACCAGCTTTTCCAGTATCTGGTCGCCAGGCATTTCAAGACTGAACATCAGAGCGGGCTTTTTCTCATGCACTGCGCAGTTGATTGCCATCTGGCTGTATAGCGTCGTTTTCCCCATCTTAGGGCGAGCGCCAATGACGAACAGAGAGCCTTTCACCAGACCTTTCGGTGACAGCATCCTGTCCAGAGATGGGATCCCTGTGCTCATTCCTCGTTGTTCGCCTGACGGGTCAAATCGCTTCTCAAGGTCGCTAACCCAGTCTTCCATGACCTCACCAAATGAGCGAAGGCCGCGACGCGATCCGGTTTTTGCATGGTCTGTCAGTTGCGTGAAAATCGCCTGAATAGCTTCGTACTTCTGCGTCGCAGTCATTCCGTTGCGGGAATAGAGCAATTCCGTCGCTTCAGTCATGCGGTTGATGGCGTAGCGTTCCATTGCGGTTTCGCGAACCTGCATTGCATAGGCAACGATGTTTGCGGCGCTTGCCGTGTTCTTTGCGATCTCAGCGATATAAGCAAAACCGCCAACAGACGCCGTTAACGATTTACGCTCCAGTTCACCGAAAAGCGTCAGGCCATCTACTGGCTTTTGCTCCCGGTGCATTCTGGTTATTTCTTCGAAAAGGATTTTGTGTGGTCGGCTGTAAAATGAATCAGGCTTCAGCATCGCCAGAACTTTCTGGACGCGCTCACTGCTGTCATCATCCAGAAGCAATCCACCAATCACCGCCTGCTCTGCCTCGATGCTATGGGGCGGCGCATAAAAATTATCGGTCATCGTGTTCACCCTCACGAACTTTCAGGTAGGTATTATCGTTAAGCAGGAAATCAAATCCCTTTTTGTGCCAGACGGTTCCGCGCTGATGGTTTTGGCGCTCTTCGAACATCCATCGGCAATTTTCGCCTACGTAGCTCAAATAATTTCTCCAGTCCTGCATCGTGAACCCATGCCCGTCAAGCTGGCGGGTTATCACTCCGGCTTTGCGCCAGAACGTTCGGATCTGGTTTTTACGCTTGTCATTCAGTGCGCGGATTTTTGGCGCTTCAGGAAGGATTTCGTGGTAAGCATCGACAACATCCTGACAGCTAACGGAAGGTTTTTTCTTGTCAGACTTTTTGTCTGCTGCGGTACTCTCTAATACGTCAGTATTAGAGATAATATTATTATATTCTTTATCTGTGGTAATTTGCTGGTAATCTGCTGGTACAGTATTGCTTGCAGGCATTGGTATTGCTGGCTTTGAGGTGGTAATTTGCTGGTAATCTGCTGGTACAAAATTTGACTGATAATCGTCATATTTCTCTACCGAGAAAACTGAGAATTTACCGTGTGAAACCCAGTCAATCATGCCGAGTTTTTTGAACTTTCTAAGCAGGTACTGAACGCGATCTGGTTTGAGTCCTGTTTCAAACGCCAGAGAGTTTCTACCGCCAAGTAGCTTCCCTCTGCCTACCAGAATTTCTCCTGCGTCAGTCATTACATACTCAGGCGTATGCTTTGCTTTGAGGATTAAGTGAACCCACAGATGCGCAGCTTCTGCGTCCTTGTAAAACGGCACATCCATAATTTTACGGTGCAGCAAGGCATACCCCTTACCGCTGCTTTGATGCGGTTGTTGTAGCCTTCTGGCCTCTCTGGCTTCGGCTAGATTAGATATGTTACTCATGACCTTTCTCCTTCTGCATCAGCTTCACTTTTTCCAACTCAGCCCGGAATCGACCAGGCTGCTTGAAGCTGGACAGGAAGCGATCACGTAGTATGTGTTTGTGAATTTTGTCCTGGTAAGGACTGAGTTGTTTTGTCATAATGACTCCTGTGGATTGATCCAGTCTTTCTACATCAGGCCTCGAAGAATTCGCCGTTCTTCGGGGCTTTTTCTTTTGTCAGCATTCTGGCTACTTGCTTAGCCAGTTCCGCCAACTCCTCGTCTTCAACACCCCATTCCAGCACAGCCAGAAGCATGGCCATCTTTGGGATAAAGCTGTCTTTCCATCGCGAAATTTGCGATTCATTAATCCCTAACGCGTCGGCAACCTTTCGCTGACCACGTACAGCAATTCGATTCAGGATGTTGCTTGTAATTGCATTCGCTTTCTTGCGAGTACTTGTAAGTTGCATATGTAAGTATTTCCTTAGATAACAATTGATTGAATGTATGCAAATAAATGCATACACCATAGGTGTGGTTTAATTTGATGCCCTTTTTCAGGGCTGGAATGTGTAAGAGCGTGGTTATTTATGCTGTTGTTTTTTTGTTACTCGGGAAGGGCTTTACCTCTTCCGCATAAACGCTTCCATCAGCGTTTATAGTTAAAAAAATCTTTCGGCCTGCATGAATGGCCTTGTTGATCGCGCTTTGATATACGCCGAGATCTTTAGCTGTCTTGGTTTGCCCAAAGCGCATTGCATAATCTTTCAGGGTTATGCGTTGTTCCATACAACCTCCTTAGTACATGCAACCATTATCACCGCCAGAGGTAAAATAGTCAACACGCACGGTGTTAGATATTTATCCCTTGCGGTGATAGATTTAACGTATGAGCACAAAAAAGAAACCATTAACACAAGAGCAGCTTGAGGACGCACGTCGCCTTAAAGCAATTTATGAAAAAAAGAAAAATGAACTTGGCTTATCCCAGGAATCTGTCGCAGACAAGATGGGGATGGGACAGTCAGGCGTTGGTGCTTTATTTAATGGCATCAATGCATTAAATGCTTATAACGCCGCATTGCTTGCAAAAATTCTCAAAGTTAGCGTTGAAGAATTTAGCCCTTCAATCGCCAGAGAAATCTACGAGATGTATGAAGCGGTTAGTATGCAGCCGTCACTTAGAAGTGAGTATGAGTACCCTGTTTTTTCTCATGTTCAGGCAGGGATGTTCTCACCTGAGCTTAGAACCTTTACCAAAGGTGATGCGGAGAGATGGGTAAGCACAACCAAAAAAGCCAGTGATTCTGCATTCTGGCTTGAGGTTGAAGGTAATTCCATGACCGCACCAACAGGCTCCAAGCCAAGCTTTCCTGACGGGATGTTAATTCTGGTTGACCCTGAGCAGGCTGTTGAGCCAGGCGATTTCTGTATAGCCAGACTTGGTGGTGATGAGTTTACCTTCAAGAAACTGATCAGGGATAGCGGTCAGGTGTTTCTACAGCCACTAAACCCACAATACCCAATGATCCCATGCAATGAGAGTTGTTCCGTTGTGGGGAAAGTTATCGCTAGTCAGTGGCCTGAAGAGACGTTTGGGTGATGGGCAAGGTGTTCTGGTCGGCGCATAGCTGGTGAAAAAATTATTTAATGCGGTGTATTGGCTGATTGTAACCCCATGTAACATCTTGCCGTCACCATTTCGGTGGTTAGATTTTTAATAAAAAAAAACAAATGTATAGCAAGGTTTTTTATGGATAAAATTAATTACCCACCCCTGTTTGAGCCAGGGTTCCATGACATGGATGAAGCTGGATTAAAATCGTATTGTGTCGATTGCTTTCCTTCATCATCCAGGCGAGGCATGCTATACTGTAATTTTATACAGCTACTCGAATCTATTCGAGAATTATCTGCTCAATATGGCTGTTTTACAGAAATATGGGTTGATGGTTCATACACCACGTCTAAACCAGAGCCTGATGATATTGATATTTTGTTGGTATGTGACTATAGCAATATAAACTCAATACCTGTCATGCTTCGGGGCCGCGTCGATAATTTGCTTGACCGAAACTACATCAAACAAAACTACAAAATTGATGTCCTACTACTCATGAAGAATTTAGATGACCCTAACTATGATTATGAGTACTGGCGTAGTTACTGGCGCGGTTGGTTTGGTTTTGATCGCAGTGAAAACCCGAAAGGGTTAGTGAGGATTTTTTTATGAATGATAAATCAATGTTTAAAAATTGCGATAAACGCATTGATTTCATTCAAAAAGAAGTCGATGCAATGAAGCAAAACAAAACCAGGTCCTTTGCTGACATGCTTCTTTATCGCTCCATGGATTCTCATCTGAGCGATTTGAAGGCCGAAAAATTAAAGCAAGATAGTCGGCACCCACTTATCGATTTTTTTGAGCTGCGGCTGAAAGGCTCTGAGGTTGACTTTGGCTCTATTCCTTTAGAGCTGCTTGGGGCTATTTCAACAAATCTTGCAGCGCTAATACAAAGAGCAACACACAAAATTGCCTCAGGCAAGGACTCAAAAAAAGTTCCCTACGACGTGAAAAGCTCCTTAAACCTCAGGCTGGCTGATTTATCCCCTGGGTCTACAAAATTGGGCGTCACCTTCTCTACAGGAATAGCAGAATTAGTAGAAACAGTACCCAGCAAGGCTGTAAAAGGCATATTCGATTTGTTGTTAAGCGATGACGACAACAACTTCATGAATCACGTCGCTGAAATTGGATACAATTCCACTGTAAGCCTTAAGAGAATCGTAGAGGAATGCGATAAACACAACTTAACATTTGATGCAAGTTGGACCGGTCCATTTAGTAATGGCACCAAGGTGGCAACTATTGACTCCAATAAAATTAAGTACTTGGTGAGTAGACTTACATCAACCATTTCATCCCCTCCCATTACTGAAACGGTTACAGGCGAACTGGTCGTTCTATCCAAATATGGGAAGCTGGAGCTTGATGTTGGTGGTGAACATTTAAAGGCTTCCTATCCGATTGAAATGCTAGATTTAATACAAAAAAAACACAAGGTCGGACAGATTGTTTCTCTTTTAGTGGAGACTACTGAGATTCACAATGATCGCATAGGTCTGTACCGTAAAAACCATCTTGTTAAATCGGTTCTTTAATATCTCACCCGGCCACCGCGCCGGGTTTTCTTTGCCTCACGATCTCCCCACCTAAAAAAACATAACTCATTGTATTTATTGAAAAATAAATAGATACAACTCACTAAACATAGCAATTCAGATCTCTCACCTACCAAACAATGCCCCCCTGCAAAAAATAAATTCATATAAAAAACATACAGATAACCATCTGCGGTGATAAATTATCTCTGGCGGTGTTGACATAAATACCACTGGCGGTGATACTGAGCACATCAGCAGGACGCACTGACCACCATGAAGGTGACGCTCTTAAAAATTAAGCCCTGAAGAAGGGCAGCATTCAAAGCAGAAGGCTTTGGGGTGTGGTGAAGGGTTCATGGATGGGAATATGTCGCACGTAAAGCGGCGAGGCCTGCGGAACTATTGCCGAATTGAAGTCGGCCGAAGCAGGTCGAAATGGGTCTCCCACCTACCACACCACCAAAGCTAACTGACAGGAGAATCAAGATGGATGCACAAACACGCCGCCGCGAACGTCGCGCAGAGAAACAGGCTCAATGGAAAGCAGCAAATCCCCTGTTGGTTGGGGTAAGCGCAAAACCAGTTAACCGCCCTATTCTCTCGCTGAATCGCAAACCGAAATCACGAGTAGAAAGCGCACTGAATCCGATAGACCTTACGGTGCTGGCTGAATACCACGAACAGATTGAAAGCAACCTGCAACGTATTGAGCGCAAGAATCAGCGCACATGGTACAGCAAGCCACGCAGTGAAATGGGTGTGACTTGTGTTGGTCGCCAGAAAATGAAATTAGGCAGCAAACCACTTATTTGAGGTGAGATATGACAAAATCATGGAGTGTACCTTTTCCTGAATCAGAAACTGAACATGATGGAATGCCTGTTTTCTGGAGATTCCAGGCGACAGTTGAAGAAGATGGAATCAAAATATTCGCACTTCAATATATAGCTTTTCATCAGACAGAGCATTATGCATGGTTGGTTCCTGCGCATTGGATTGTTAATTTTAAACCAGCACCAAATCAGTGGTTACAGGAATGGAAACAAAAGAGAAATAGATATGCAATTAAGAAAGTAGCAAAAAATGCAGAAAGATCTTTTGCATTCCCAACGAAGAAACTTGCCATTGAAAGTTTATTGCGCCGGAAGAAATACCATTTAATGAGAATCAAACAAGATTTGGCTGTTGCATCAACTCTTGTTGATGGGATGAAGAATATTGATACATCAACACCAGATATTGAATATAACTTTGGACACAACCAAGAAACAGAAAATTGGGTATTTTATTAGTACAAATAAGCACTGTGTATTCATTCCAACGAGTGAATACACGGAGCAATGTCGCTCGTAACTAAACAGGAGCCGACTTGTTCTGATTATTGGAAATCTTCTTTGCCCTCCAGTGTGAGGGCAATTTTTTTAACGGGGGAAATATGAGTGAAGTAACAGATTTAGTTGTTATTGAAAAAGCAAATGCAATGACTGTATTTCAGTCTGCCGATCAGATTGAAGAAATCCTTCAAAAGGTTGAACGTGAAGTTATGTCCTTTGTGCCTGATATCACAACGGCAAAGGGAAGAAAGGAGATCGCTTCTCTGGCGTATAAAGTTGCGCAGACGAAAACATATCTCGATGGTCTTGGCAAAGACCTTGTTGCTGAACTGAAGGAAATTCCAAAGCTAATTGATGCTAACCGCAAGACAGTGCGTGATCGCCTTGATGAGCTGAAAGCCAAGGCACGCCAGCCTCTTACTGATTATGAGGAAGAACAGGCGCGGATTAAAGCCGAAGAAGAAGCTAAGGCAGCAGCTGAAGCTCTCGCAAAGCAAATTGAGTCTGACCATGAAATAGCGATTTTGATGGATCGCGAATTTGACCGCCAAAGAGAAGAGGCAAGACTCAAAGCGGAGCAGGAAAAGCGAGAGCATGAAGAACGCTTAAAAAGAGAAGCTGAAGAGAAAGCCAGAGCTGAAGCCGAAGCAAAGGCAAAAGCCGAAATTGAAGCAGCAGCAAGGCGAGAAGCAGAAGCTAAGGCCGCAGCGGAACGTGCAGAGCGTGAACGCATTGAAGCCGAGCAACGAGCACAGCGCGAAGCAAAAGAGGCAGCAGAACGAGCTGAAAGAGAAAAGCAGGCAGCAATTGAAGCAGAACGCCGAAAAGCACAGGAGGAGGCAGAACGAATCCGGCGCGAGGCTGAAGCAAAAGAGCAAGCCAGAATAGCAGAAGAAAAAAGAATCAAGGACGAAGAAGAGCGTAGAGCAAAGGATAAAGCTCACCGGAGAGAAGTAAATAACAAAATACTTGCTGACCTTATCAAGGTTGGCGCATCAGAAGATGTTGCTAAAAATATCATAATAGCCATCGCAAAAGGCGAAGTATTCGCAACAAAAATAACCTACTAATAAAACCAACATAAGGAACCACCCATGATTTACGCAATCGCGGGAGGCGCTCGCATGGGTGCCTTCCAACTAAATGAATCTTTACTTGAACGAATCACCCGTAAATTACGTGACGGATGGAAACGCCTTATCGACATACTTAATCAGCCAGGAGTCCCAAAAAATGGATCAAGCACTTATGGCTATCCAGACTAAATTCACTATCGCCACTTTTATTGGCGATGAAAAGATGTTTCGTGAGGCCGTAGAAGCCTACAGAAAATGGAGGTCAAAATGATTCCGGTAGAACTGGCGAAAACTCCAGAGTTAAGTCGATTAAAAAGAGAATATCACATTGCTGAGGCTCGTTACTGGCGTAAAGCGGGAGATAAATCAAAGAAACAACTTTGTTTATGGCAGGCGCAAAGAGAGCGCATGAATGAGCGCGAATTTCTTTCCTCCCCATCCGAATTACCATTCTGAGGTGAATTATGGGAACTGCGACATTAATACTCGGTGAATCTGGCACCGGAAAATCAACCAGCATGAGAAATATCAATCCAGAGGAAGCAATACTTATAAAACCAATAGGCAAGCCGCTTCCATTTAAATCAAAAGACTGGCTGGCATGGGATGCCAGAGCAAAAAAAGGAACCGTAGTTACCACTGACAAATGGGACGTAATAGTTGCCGTAATTAAGCGTGCTCACGAATACGGGAAAAGAATCGTTATTGTTGATGACTTCCAGTATGTGATGAGCAATGAGTTTATGCGCCGCTCAGAAGAAAAGTCGTTTGATAAATTCACTGAGATAGGCCGTCACGCATGGGAGGTCATTAAGGCTGCACAGGATGCGCCTGATGACCTGAGAGTCTATTTTCTTGCGCACACCGAAGAAACTCCTATGGGGCGTGTGAAAATGAAGACTATCGGCAAAATGCTGGACGAGAAAATCACTGTCGAAGGCATGTTTACTATAGTTCTTCGCACCCTTACCCGTGATGACCAGTTCTTTTTCACCACAAAAAACAACGGTGCAGACACTGTTAAATCCCCAATGGGAATGTTTGACTCCAATGAGATTGATAACGATCTCTCTTTCGTCGATACCACTATTTGTGATTACTACGGCATCAATAATGATCATCAAATTAAGGAAAACGCCGCATGAGCAACGTGATTTTTACTTATAACGAAGAAGCAGCACTGACCGCAGGGCAAGGTGGTTTTATTAACGAAACTGGCGCTCATATCATTACCATTACTGAAGCAGAACTAAAGCAATCAGAAAAAGGAGCCAAATTTATTGAGTTTTCTGGCGAATCCGACGACGGACGTAAAATCCAATATCTTAGCGTCTGTGTTCAGAAAAATGACGGAACGGAAAACAAATTTGGCGCAAATGTCGTTCACGCCATGATGGGGTGTGCCGGGATTGGACAATTAACGCAGCATATGGTTTCCGCCAGTAAATTTGTTGCTCCTGAGTTTCACGGAAAGAAAATCGGGTTAGTGCTACAGAAAGTATTAACCACAAACAAAAAGACTGGTGCAGACAGTTACCAGATGGAAATACGCATCCCGTTTATTGCACAAACAGGTCAAACACTTAAAGAAAAGGCGGAAGGCAAGCAACCAGAAACTATCGCCAACATGGTTGCCAGCCTCAAAGATAAAGACAATCGCTCTAAAAACGTAAGCCAGAATCATGCAGATGATTATGGTTACAGCCAGAACGATTACCCTCCTTTCTGATTACTGAAAATAAGGCTCCCATTATGCCAGCGCCTCTGTATGGTGCGGATGACGCTCGCCGCTGTTCCGGCAATTCCATATCGGAGGTGCTGGAAAATATCAAGAATAATCTCGACGCGTTTCTTGCTCTGCCACCAGAAACAAAAGAAGAACGGAAGTACCGACGCGATATACAACTCGCAGAAAAACAGGAAAAAGACAGAATAAACGAAACATCAATCCGACCATTCCGCAAATTCACATATACCCACTTCCCTGAATATATCGACCCGCGCCTGCGTAATTACCGCTCACGCTATGGCGCTATCAGTAATGACTGAGGAATTTACCATGAGAGGACTTGCATACAATCCCGGCATTCTTCCGGCAGAAATGATTATTCACCAACGCGTAAAGCCAATGCCATCGAGAGAAGAATTGCTTAAGAGAAATAGTTTCGGTTCTGTTAATGACAACAAATATCTGAATGCGATGCGGCGCAAAGGAGGCAACCAGTGAGCGAAATTAACTATAAAGAACTGCGCGAGGCGGCGAAACAGGCAACGCAAGATGAATGGGTAGCATATATTTTGCCGGGTCATAACGGCATTTATCCTGCGCGCACGTCTGAGGGTAGGCATTGCGGATACTTTATTGACTGGCCTAGCGTCTGTCAGGGGCGGGAGAGCATCAACATGAGCATCAGAACCTACGCAGTGAATTGCAATGACGCATGGCTAAACACCGAAGGTGATGACATCTCCGGCTCATACGTTAAGTACAAAGACCATCAGGAAGTGGTTGCCGCTCTTGAGGCCAAGTGCGCGGCGCTGGCGGCGGAGAATGAGCTGGCTCGTAAGGCAGTTCAGGCATTCTGCGATGTTGTTGGCGACAACACCGAGGTTATCGCTGAGGAGGTTGGGCGAGATGGCGTTCTGGTTATTTTGGGGGCCATGAAGGCAACAGGAAATATTTCAGCCACCGATGCTTTTCTGGCTGAAATTCGTGCGGAAGCACGCAACGAGGGGATTAACTATACCGCCAGCCGTCTTGCTGCTGCGTTCAATCACGGATTTATCAATAAATCTTTGCGTGAAGTTTTCGACGTTACACGCATGATTTTGTCAGCGAAAGAAGAGTTGGCTAATGAACCGCATCCGATTGATGGCCTGTCCGGTGAATATGCGGAGAAATCCCTTGAAGAATGGGCGGAACAGATTCGCAAAGGAGGCAAGCAGTGAGTGTATATCTTATTGATAAACGTCGACGTGGGCAACAAATACCACCTGTAGGAATTCCGAATCACACATGGTTTTGCGTACTTGATATCGATGGTATGGATGCGTTGGTTGACACTCGTCATTACTGCGATACCGCAACAGCTACTCCGGCGAAAGCAAAGAAAATGGCTGCTCTGATAGAAAACTGGACTCCACCTGATGGTTGGTGCAATGGGAATGATCGAGATTGGCATGAAAAAATGAAGGGCTATATCTGCGATTTCTTACGTAAATGCAACGGATTCAGGGTGATGTGACATGAACAAGATTGACTATCAGGCACTGCGTGAGGCGGCAGAGAAGGCAACGTGGGGAGACTGGGACTCATATAAACCACACCGTGGCGCACGTGGTTATGAGGTCCGACTAAGTAGTCAGGCCATTGCGCAACACGTTCTGAAAAACAACGCTGAATTTATTGCTGCCTTTAATCCAAAGATTGCTTTGGCACTACTGGATGAACGGGAAAGGAACCAGCAATACATCAAATCCCGCGACCAGGAGAACGAGGATATTGCACTAACGGTAGGGAAGTTGCGCGTTGAGCTGGAAGCAGCAAAATCAAAACTCAACGAGCAGCGTGAGTATTACGAAGGTGTTATCTCTGATGGGAGTAAGCGCATAGCAGAGTTAGAAAGTGGTTCTCAGGCACAAAAGTTAGTTGAAGCAATCATTGTTGCGATAGAAAACGAACAGGAACGTCTTTTTGATGAAGATTACCTAATGGATTCGAAAGAATGCATTGACGTAATTCGTGAAGAAGTAAAGCGATGGGATGATTCCCGCGCCGCTGGCATTGGCATCAAAGGAGAGTGATATGGCAACTTTGACAAAAAAAGAACAAGCATGGTTGAGCGAATTACAGGACGTTCTTGATCGCTGCCCATCACCGAAAAAAATTGGTTTTTACACCATTGGCGATAAAAGCATTTACCTGTATGACCTGCGCCGCATGGATGAAATCATGGAGGCTCTTGATAATCGTTCGTCAATGGATTGGTGTGTTGCTGTTCATGATATGAATGCCGGATTTGATGAAAAGATTTTATTCCCCTCATCAGTTGAAAGTACAGCAGGATAAGGACTAACACATGACCACTATTACCAAAGAGCGACTGCTGACAATCAGGCAGTGGCGCGAAACATACGGACCTGGTAGCAACGTTGTACTGCCAGCAGAAGAAGCGGAAGAACTGGCACGAATTGCTCTGGCATCGCTGGAGCAGAATGTACTATCGGGCAACTCTCCGCTTATTCCTGGTGAAGTGTTGTCCGCAATCCGGGAGGTTGCCAGGATTCGTGCCGATTTCGATGATTTTGACGGTGACAGGCGAGGTATCGGTGATTGTCTGGATGAGGCTGAGCAAGAGCTTATCGTTACCATTAACAAATATGCCAGTCAGTTGGCAGCAGAACCGATAGCGACTAATGACGTTCGAGAGCAAACAGCCGTTCCGCCAATACAGGCTGATGTCGCGCAAGCAATTGAAAATCTCAAGCAGAAGTTAGTGGAATGCAATCGCTATAACTACTGCGCAGATGCAGTGAAGAACGTAGAGGATGCCTGCCGTGCTGTTAGCTATAGCCAAGCCGACAATCAGCCAGCATCTGGCAACCAGGCTGCCGAATCCAATCGCGGTAATGAGTGGACTGGCAATCCTGATATTGATAACGCCATCATCATGCTCGACCGCATAGATACGCTGGAAAATTGCGATGATGACCGTATTGAGGCTGTTAAGGCTGTTTTGCGTAGACTGGCTGGCAACTCTCCGGTAACTCCGGATAGTTGGATAAGCTGTAGTGAGCGAATGCCCGCTCAAGATGATTGGATTTTAATTTATTCAAAGCACGGCGAGTATATGGCAGGACAGGTACAAGGGGAATACGTGGAGTTGAGCGACGGCACTTTATCGTGGTTAGGGAACGCCTTGTACTGGATGCCGCTACCAGAACCGCCGCAGGAGGCGAAATGATGGATGTAAAAGAGAAGGTTTTGCAGGTGATGCGTTCCCGGGCTGCCCTGCAAGATAAAGCTCTCGGCGGGGAATATCCATTCAGGATGGCAACCTGGAATCTGTGGTTGGCAATGGAGAAGGAATTTCCTGATGAAGAATGGCGTTCGGCAGATTTGCGCAAAATTCTTATGGAGATTGCTAAAGACGGAACAGTATCTAAAGATAAACATGCCAGCCGGATTGGTCAGGCAGTATGGAGACTGGAGGAGCGGTAATGGCTAACCTGCAACTTGCCGTCAAAGGTGAATACTTCGATGCCATGATTCGCGGAGAGAAAACGGAAGAGTATCGCCTGTGTAATGACTACTGGAATAAGCGAATTATGTTCCGGGAGTATGACCGCCTGATTATCACAAAGGGATATCCGAAGCGCGACGATTCCAGCCGTAGAATTGATGTTCCGTATGACGGATATGAAATCAAGACAATCACACATCCGCACTTCGGCGATAAACCGGTAAAGGTGTTCGCGATAAAGGTGAATATCGGCAATGAATAACAATCCTCGCACTCGCGGGGATTTCTTTTATCTGAACTCGCTACGGCGGGTTTTGTTTTATGGAGATGATAAATGCACTTCCGGGTCACAGGTGAATGGAATGGAGAGCCATTCGACAGGGTTATCGAAGCAGAGGACATCAACGACTGCTATAACCACTGGATGATATGGGCGCAGATAGCACATGCAGACGTAACCAATATTCGAATTGAAGAACTGAAAGAACACCAAACCGCCTGATGGCGGTTTTTTCTTGCGTGTAATTGCGGAGACTTTGCGATGTACTTGACACTTCAGGAGTGGAACGCTCGCCAGCGACGCCCAAGAAGCCTTGAAACAGTTCGTCGATGGGTACGCGAGTGCAGGATATTCCCTCCTCCGGTTAAGGATGGAAGAGAGTATCTGTTCCACGAATCAGCGGTAAAGGTTGACTTAAATCGACCAGTAACAGGTAGCCTTTTGAAGAGGATCAGAAATGGGAAGAAGGCGAAGTCATGAGCGCCGGGATTTACCCCCTAATCTTTATATAAGAAACAATGGATATTACTGCTACAGGGACCCAAGGACGGGTAAAGAGTTCGGATTAGGCCGAGACAGACGCATAGCAATCACTGAAGCTATACAGGCCAATATTGAGTTGCTATCAGACAACGGGCGCGAATCACTGATAGACAGAATCAAAGGCGCTGACGTAATCACTCTTCATACGTGGCTTGACCGATATGAAACAATCCTCAGCGAGAGGGGTATCAGACCGAAAACTCTACTCGACTACGCCAGCAAAATCAGGGCAATCCGAAGAAAATTGCCGGACAAACCGCTCACTGACATATCAACGAAAGAAGTGGCAGCAATGCTAAACACCTACGTAGCAGAAGGTAAAGCAGCTTCCGCAAAATTAATCAGGTCAACCCTTGTTGACGTTTTTCGTGAAGCAATAGCCGAGGGGCATGTGGCAACGAATCCGGTAACAGCAACCCGTACAGCAAAGTCAGAAGTAAGGCGCTCAAGGCTGACAGCTAATGAGTATGTCGAGATTTACCATGCAGCCGAACCTCTCCCTATCTGGCTAAGGCTGGCGATGGATTTGGCCGTCGTTACAGGGCAGAGAGTCGGCGATTTGTGCAGAATGAAATGGTCAGACATAAACGACAACCATCTTCACATTGAACAGAGTAAAACAGGGGCTAAACTCGCCATTCCGCTAACGCTAACGATTGACGCGCTCAATATCTCATTGGCTGATACACTACAGAAATGCAGGGAGGCCAGCAGCAGTGAAACTATAATCGCATCAAAGCATCACGATCCGCTTTCCCCGAAAACAGTATCAAAGTATTTTACAAAGGCGAGAAATGCATCTGGACTCTCATTTGATGGAAACCCGCCAACATTCCATGAACTGCGTAGCCTGTCAGCGAGGCTATACCGGAACCAGATTGGCGATAAGTTTGCTCAACGTCTTCTCGGGCATAAATCAGATTCAATGGCGGCGCGGTATAGGGACAGCCGTGGACGGGAATGGGACAAAATTGAAATCGACAAATGATTTTATTTTGACTAATAATGACCTATTCACATTAATTCATTGATAATAAAAGAGATTTTAAATATACAACTTATTCACCTAAAGTGCACCGACCGTGAATTTAACCCTGACCCGAAGACTCTGGATGGGCTTTGCCCTGATGGCGCTGTTAACCCTGACCAGTACCCTGGTGGGATGGTACAACCTGCGCTTTATCAGCCAGGTGGAAAAAGACAACACTCAGGCATTGATTCCTACCATGAATATGGCGCGCCAGTTGAGCGAAGCCAGCGCCTGGGAACTTTTCGCCGCGCAGAACCTGACCAGTGCCGATAACGAAAAGATGTGGCAGGCGCAGGGGCGAATGCTCACCGCACAAAGCCTGAAGATTAATGCGTTGCTGCAAGCGTTACGGGAACAAGGTTTTGATACCACCGCTATTGAACAACAGGAGCAGGAGATCTCCCGTTCGTTACGTCAGCAAGGGGAACTGGTGGGGCAGCGTTTGCAACTGCGCCAGCAACAACAGCAACTCAGTCAGCAGATAGTCGCTGCCGCCGATGAGATCGCACGCCTGGCGCAAGGTCAGGCGAATAATGCGACAACTTCCGCTGGAGCGACCCAGGCCGGGATTTACGATTTGATCGAACAAGATCAGCGTCAGGCTGCTGAAAGTGCACTCGATCGGCTGATTGATATCGATCTTGAGTATGTTAACCA